GCACGTCCGTGATGTCTTTTTCCAACACTACAACTTTGGAAACTCCGTTAAGTTGGTTGTTATCCCCTTGTGGTATAAATCCTCTTATGGGAGCAGGTTGCGAACTGCCGCCAGTTGAACCACCGCCACCACCACCACCACTCGAACCGCCACCGCTTAATTTACCAAAGGTTGTTGCTGCTATTGTTGCAATACTTAAACCTGCTCTAATTTTTGCCCCTGCTGATGCAGCAGTTTTTAAAGTTGCTCCGCCATCAGGTAATAATGACCAAGTTGGATTTGAGTAATAACCTGCTATCTCCCTTTGAGTATTTATAATTATAGAACCTATTGCACTTGCTTTGTCTAATAAAAATGCTGCGTTTGCAATAGCTTTATTTTTTCCTCCTAATGCTGAAAGTAATGCAATACCTTGATTTGCTATTGCTAACTTTTGGTCTTGTAATAATATTTCTGCTTGTAGTGTTGCTTCATTTATTTCTTTTTGCTCTGCTGCTGCTTTTTCATTAGCAGTTTTCTTTTTCTCTGCGGCGTCTAATGCTTTTTTATCGTCTTCTTCTTTAAATTTAATATCTAATGCATCAAGTTCAAACCTTTGGTCTTGGTATAATTTTTTTGTTAATTCTGCATCCGAAAAAGCTAACATAAACTTTTCAGCGTAACTGTTTTTTAATATTTGTTTTTCACGTTCTCTTTCTGAAAGTAAATTTAATCTTAATTTTGTATCAGTATCTGTTTGTAAAGTTTCCCTTTTTAGTTCTCCTTCTTCCTGCAACTTTTTTATTCTTTCATTTGCGGCTTTAATATCATCTAATTTTTTTTTCAGTGCATCAGCTCTTGCCTGTTCACTTTTTTTGTCCGACTTTTCAACTACCGCAGTTGTTTTTATTTCATTATCCTTTGCCAGTTGTTCTGCTTGTGTGCCTAATTTTAAACCCGCTTGGTATAAAGCCTCTGTATTTGCTTTTGCATTATCTTGTACTTTTTTAGTTCCTTCAATTTGTCCTTGATTTAAAGTGTTTAATGCTTTACCTGTAAATCCTAAATTTAATTGCGCCCCTGCTATAATCTTGTCAATAAGACTTATATTTTCTTCACTTGATGCTACAATCCCTTTTGCTGCTTCGTCTGCTGACTTGGCAAATAATGCGTTGGCTTGGGCTTTTAATCCCATTATTTGAATGTAAACACCTGCCTTCTTATTGTAGATATCTTCTGCCTCTTTTAATGTATTTGCCTTACCTAATGTATCGCCCAACGTATCATTGTAAGTTTTTAAAGCATCCTTTTTAGATATTACACCTGCTTTGGCACTATCAAACGCAGCACGTACTTGATTAGTTTTTTCAATGGCTTCTTTTGCACCTTTTTCATAATCTTCTATTGTATCGTTGTAACCTTTTTGAGCTACACTGCTACTCTCGGTACTATCTGCAACATCACTGAAAGCACCTGCTAATGCTAATACTAATACAACTATTGCGCCTATACCTGTGGCTATCAATGCACCTCTTAAAAGATATGTAGCTTGAACAGTTCCTAATGTTGTTGCTTTTAATATAGTTTGCCCTAATGATAATGCCTTTGTCTGTACGTTGGCAAGGAACAACATCGCTGCACTATCTTTTTGTAAAGCGTTATTTATTGCGGTTATCCCTTGTACTGCTGCCATTGAGCCTTGCAGTTTAACCATTACTTTGTTTAGGTCTTCGTTCTCATCACCCAATAAAGCAGTAACCCCTTGAACTGCTGCAAAGCCTCCTGCAATACCCTCCGCAACTCCTATAATACCTGTTAAATTTTTGCTATCGTTTGAAAGATTTTTTACCTCATTGTTTACATCACTTATTTTATCCTGCAAAGCTCCTGCTTCTTTGGCTAATTTATTAAAAGCATTATTGTCTAATGTGCCACTCGCTAAAAGGGTTTTCATATCCTTTAATTGAGTTTTTAAACTTTTGGTTTTTATCTCTGCTTGGGCAACACTATCATTGCCAGTTACATTAATTTCTAAATCTATTTTACTTTTTGCCATTTTAGTATTGTATTATGTGTGTGTTTGTTAGTAAATAGTTTTTTGTTTCTGCTGAATTAATCGTGTCAATAGTTGCGCCAACACTATCTTTTATATGTATGGTGTGTGGTGCTGCTGTTTTATGAACGTGAATTATAAATCCTGCATTATCTGTTAAAGCAGGTAAGTTAATATCTATATTACCTGTTAAATTGCCAACTACTAAATGAAACGGTGAGCCCTCATTACCTTTAACCACGTAATTTGCAGTTATATCCAAATAGTTTTGAGTTATTATATTTACATTATTGCCCTCAATTACTTTATTATTTGCACCAATTAAAACTACACCGTATAAATTATCGCTAATATAGTTACCACTTCCTGCAATTATATGCGTATGCCCTCCGTTTTCTGTTTGATTATTGCCTCCTAAAATTAACGAACCATTGGAACGTACTGTATTATTAGCATTGTATTTAAATATCCCTCCTAATACCTCACTTATTGCCCCTGTACCGTTGCCACTTCCTCCTGTATCTATTGTCCCCCCAGTTGTTCCGCCTTGTCCTCCGCCGCCCTCCGTATTATTTGTAGTCGCTGTTATTGGATTGGCAAAGTTTAGTTTTAAAAGTTTTACTAATGTTGTACTATTTCCGTTTGGGTTATAGTCCGATATTTCTAAAAGTCTGTACGCTGCATTTTTTACCCAATAAATATTCCTAAATGATACACTCGTAATATCGTAATTGTTTAAATTAAAATAGGCTTCTACTAATTTACTATCTTTATCCCCTATTTCCTCCCATTGTCTGTAATGGTAGCTATTCCACAAAGTTTGATTAGGTAACGCTAAATAAGTTTGTAAGGGTGTTTGCCATTGATAATAAGCCTGTCTATCAAAGCATAAATCATAAGTGCTGTTGTCGGCTGTAACCTTACTTAAATGTCCTGCATAGGGATAGGTACTATATGAAGTATAAGATAATGAGCCAACTGCGTAATATCTCCAATCGTTTCCGTTTGTTGGTTGGTCTCTTATAAAAGCTATAATAGGTTTGTCGGCTTGTTCTTTGCTGCCTCCATCGTATCTTGTTGACATCATTACTTTGCCATAGTTTAAATTCATAGGAACTAATGCAAATGGTAATTCTATTTTTTTAGTATCTTTTACAAATTCATTGTCAAATATTTTTGTTTTATACCCAAACGCAAAGCCTGTTGAAATTTCATAAACTTTTGAAAAGTCATCGCCATTGGTTAAGTATTGGCAAAATATCTTTTTGTTTTCTAAAAGCCCTTGCGGTTTAATTTTAAAATCTTTGGACACATCTAATTTATAAGTCCAATCAATAGTGTCGTCTAAAAAATAACTATCTCTTGGCTCAATTATTAATTTACCGTTCGGCAGGACATCTACATAAAGATTAAACATTTTAACTATACCCATAAAGAAATTAGTTTGAGTAATGTCTGGCAATACATTTCTTATCTCGTAATCATCTCCGTATGTAATTTGTCCGTTTAGTGTTAAATATGCTTGTGTGTTTGTACTTACTGAAACCACGTTGGTAATTACCGTTGTAGATAAATCTGTATTTGTGGCAATATCTATTAAAGAAATAAAAGCCCACCTTAATTCATCGCCAGAGTTTAAATAAGTTGAAACAAATAAATTTAATAAATAAGGCTGCGATGGAGCAGTTGCAAAATTTATCATAATGCTATTAGTTTTTACAATAGTGTAAACGCTGCCTACTTTTTTTATTAAACCCATTGTTAACGCTCCTACGCCTGTAAAAGCTGGATTACCTGTTATAGTTCCTACTACGGTATTAAATACATTCCAATAACTTGAATTGCCTATTGTTACTGTTCCTGTGGTTGGATTGTATTGATTTGCAACGTCTAATATTTCATTGTTATAAATTATATTATTATTGTAATATGTGCTATTGGCTACACCTCTACCACTTACCGAAAACGCTGCATTTGATGTTCTATTAGCACCTATGTTAGTTCCTGTTATTACAGATTGGTCAACTTGAAATTGTTTAACATCTCCCTCTAAAATTAATCTGCCAAAATTATCTACTGGCGCATCGTCTATAAATGAACTTTGATATTCAAATCCTGCATCTAAAATTATTTGCTGCAATAACCATTGTACTTTTACCCAAGGTTTAAAACAATTAAAGTCTGTTCCGTGTATTGCACCTTGATAACTTCCGTTCCTCCAATCAAAACTTAACCCTTTATCTAACATTGGATATTGGACTATACTTGTAATATCACTCCACGTGGCTTGTATTGTGGCATCGTCCCACGTTGTATCTTCTGTGCGTGATATTTGGTTTATATTCTTATTAGTTAACTTTGCAAAGAAATCCCTGCTCTTGCCATAAATTGTTATATTGTAAATTACTTTATTATTTTCTAAAATTACAATTTCATTTAGTTGGCAATACCCATCAATTTGCACGTTGCTATCTTGCAAATAAATACAACTTGCTTTTATACTCGGATTAAAGTCAGGGTTTAATTGGTCTGTATTTCTTATACTAAAATTGACATCAAATAAACTTTTAAATATATTATCGTTATTTTTACTACCTGCTATGGCTACGGTCTTGCTGTAATCACTTTGCCTTTTGCTTGGGTCTACAATAGAATAAACCGACTTTGTTATGGATATGTCTAATGTCTCAATTGTATCTACACTAAAACCACCAATAAATAGTTCATTCCTCATAGTCTTTGTCTTTGAGTATCTACGCTCATTTTAATTGTTAGCTCTACTTGTATAAGTTTGTTTTGTATTGTCTTTTTTGCTTGGTAGCTATTTGTTTCAATTACAACAGGGATAAATTTGCCCCCAGTGTACCAATAAACCAATGGACTTTGGTGCAGCTCTTTTAACCAATAGGCTGTTTCTGTGTCTATGTAATCACTTTTTAATTTATATCTTTGTATTGACTTGCTGTAAAATACACTGCTTTCTCTTTGTGAAGATAAAAATGTAAAACCAACAGGGTCTATCACACCTAATAATTTTTTATAAGTTGACTTTTCAATCTCGATATTATCTTCACTTACACAAGTAAAATTGAAAGCATCAAATCTGCCTATTTGGTTTAAAAAGAATAACCTTTGATATTCGCTTTCTCTTGTACATTTTCGGTCTATTTCAAACTCTTTCCATTCTGTTGACTGCACATTAATACTATTGAACATTGCTACTCTATAATATATTACGCTATCGGTTATTAAAGGTAGTGTGCCAGTGGTTAAAGTGCTATTGTTTAAATCACTTGCTCCACAGAGTATAGACAAAAACCGATTTGCAGGTGTTGTAACATCTAAAAAAGTATTATTAATTGTGGCAGTTTGGATTAAACCATTTACTCCGTAAGTTTCTATTTTAATATACTTGACCGAATTAGTTGTACTTTGAATAATGCCTAACTCGTAGCTATCCGTTGACTTTAATTTTATCCTTAATGGCTGATTAGTTGAGAATTTCCGTGTGCTGTTAAGTGCTATTCTATTTCCTAAATTATTAACTACAAAATCTTCATAGTCTATTGCAGCATTAACAGGATATTTTGCACTTGTAGTTGCACTTGCATAGCCACTTATTACACCACTTACAGAATACTCCTCTTGGATTACTAATGTATAATACTTAAATACGTTTACCCCTGTTTTAAATCCGTATAGCAGCCCTATTAAATTATCTAAATCATAACTTAAATAGTTTTCAATGGTTCTTTGTGGGTCAAAGATTAAAGTATCGTAGGTAGGGTGTGGTATGTTTCTAAACTCTGCAATCGTATTCCCAGAAGCGTCTTTTATTTTAGTGAAAAATCTAAAATTAGTTTGAGCTGTTTGTGTGCTACTGGCAACATACATTTGCGGATTAAATCCACTTACAATATCATTGGGAGTTTGTAATACGGTTATAGACATTTAACTATATTATGTAAAAAAATTACTTTATACGTCTGAAAATGTAATATTAACTTCAAAATCTTTACCGATAGCCTTTTCAATTCTACTTGCTAATACTTGTAAACTTGCTTCCGTGAATACCGATGTATAAAATAAAGTTCCCTCAATACCTTTCTTTTTAACTGAACGTGCTATGGCAAATGCTATGCTTTTACGTCTGTCTAATACATTCTTTAAAGGTTCTTTGCCTTGCCTTACCTTTATTCCTTTTCTTGTTATCCAATCTTCAATACTCGATAGCATTTTCCTGCCTACAAATAAATTCTTAAAAGCATAGCTGCCAAATGTTTTAACTTTGTTTTGTACACCTCTTACACCCAAGTCAATAAATACATAGTAGTCTGGTAGCAACCAATTAATTTTTACGGATGTATCTGTTATCTCTGTATCTTCTATCATTATTGATTGGCTTAACATACTCTTGTCCTTGCCTGTATCAGCTAAATTCTTTTTCATTTGATACGTGGCTTCATTCGCCCACTTTTGAGCCTCAAATGCTACTGCTTCAATAATTGATTGGTCTAATGTACTCATTCGCTTTTGTCTTTTAAATATGAAAGGTGATTAAAGAAATCGTAAATATTCATTGCAAAATAATAGTCAAATTTACTTCTATCTTCTTTGGCTAATACCTTGTCTATAACGTAGTACCATCCCCATTTGGTTTGTATCCATTTATCTGTTTCGCCAACTCCAACCTCTTCCGCATCAACTTCTTCACTTTGAAAGAGTATCGGGTATTTGAGAATAAATAGGTTAAGCTGGCTGGATAAAAAAGCGCAATAGGGTAAGCTGTTGTTATTGATAATTCATTAAGGAATAATTCTGCCTTTCTATTGTACTCTGTTATTGAATTATCCTCGTTTGATTTGCATAGGACTGCTAATATATTATGAATATTATTTACTATTTCGCTTTTGTCTTTGGTTAAAGTTGATAGACTTATAAACTGCTCTACGTTCCAAGTTGAACTTTCTAATTGTACTATAAACTTTTCATTGTTAATTGTAAATTCTTTTACCCAGTCTGTTGGCATTAACTCTTCGTTTAGCCATTTGTATTTAGCTACTATCTTTTTAAAGTCCGTAACTTTCATTTTTTCAATTAGTTTTATATCCATATCTTCTAATATAGATATTCTATTTTTCCAAACAGTAAACTCGTTGTCATCATTCAGGCAATTAACTAACTGCTGAAATTTTAGTATTGATATATTTTTATAACTCATATTTTTTTTGTGTTGGTGCGGTGGAGTGTTGGCATTTTAGTATTGATAATCAGTTGTTTATATTATGTGATATTTTCCTGTGTTGTTATTTATTACGTTTGTCGCTATATACCTTAACGCATCGCAGCAATGATTGTACCTATCTATTGGCTTCTGTAATGCCTTGCCCTGTTTGTCTGTGTCCCACGAGTAATTCCTTTGCTCTTTTATTAAATTTGTACTTTGCGAAGTTAAAGAAATATTTTTACTTTGCAATAACTGAATACCAAAGTTAATACTATCAGCCCCTTTGTTTGCTCCCACTATGTTTAATCCGTATTGCTGCAACTCAAATATACTTTTAGGCTCGGCACTATCTGCCACAAAAAAAGAATTGATATGTTTAAGGTGATTGTATATATCATTATTTGTTAAGCCAGTCTTATAAAGTATCTCGTTGGCTATGTAGGTATCATTGTACTTGTATAGTTCTATTGCAGTCGTAGGGTCATTGGTAAATCCAAAGTCAATACCTACACCTAATAATCTTGCCTCTTGTGGGATGGTGTCTATAATTTTAAAGTCAGGGAATATAATACCTTGCGTTAAGCCTGTTTGCCCTAACCCATAAACTAACCACCAATTACGCCAGTATGCTGATGTCTTTGCCTTTTCCCTTGCCTTTTCAATTTCTTTTACTATGGCTTTGTCTAATGCTTCATTGTCTTTGTAGGTAAGTATTATAAAGTCTGTGTCGCTATCATTAACCAATTCTGTATGCACCCAAAATTCATTTGTAGGGTTGTAGTCTAAATAGATAAACTTTTTAGTCCTTATGGCTAATTGGTAGTAACTATCAAATACAATATTGTTGCACTCGTTTATAAATAATACATCACGTCTTGCACCTCTTAACCTGTCTGGCATATCTGCACTAAAAAACTCAATGTATGAACCGTTGGTAAAATGATAAACTAAATTTGTCTTATTAAAATTGCTATCTATAAAATTACCTGTTGCAATCATTATCTTTATAAAGTCTTTCATTGCACCCCTTCTTAAATGTGGTACACTTTCAGCAACTATTGAAATCTCACTTAAAGGAGTTTTAATAGCGTAGTCAATTAACATAGGGATTATTGAATACGTTTTTGAAGATGATGTGCCACCTTGTACAACTCTAACCCTTTTTTTTAAGTTTGCTATTTTATTTTGTGCTGTCGTCTTCTGAAACATTTATGTCTAATTCTTTAAATATATTTTTTTCAATATTGATATTTTTATTTTCGGTTTTAGTACTTGCAATTCTATGGTATTCCTCCTCCGTTCCTATTAGTTTATAAAGAGCCATTTGAGTTAAGGGATTACTTCCGTTGTACCATTTATTCCTTAATCCGTTCTTAACATCAATCTTGTTTTTGTCAAGCAGCTCTTTTATATTGTCCAATTCGTCCGACTTGTCAGGAAAATAATCCCAAAAAGTTGACCTGCTACAAGGCAGTAAAGTAACCACATCCTCAATAAAAAAAAGTTTCTTCTTCTCTATTAAGTCAAGTGCTTGTTCGTATATTTTATTCTTGTCGTATGCCATTTGTTTTTTTAAATTATTTTTTTTATATTTGCTGCATTATAAGCGATGTTAGTGTAATGGTTACATACTTAACATTCCAGTTAAGAGTTGGGGTTCGAATCCACCACATCGCTCAATTTTCTTTCTAACATTGTTATCTTTTCCCCTTTATACATTCCTGCACCCATTTCATCTATTTTGCTAAATGGTATTATTGGTAGGCTTATTTCACAATTTTTGTCTATTAAATAAATATATTTTAATTGCTTGCCTTCAAAAGGTTTCCAATTTCTAAACTCTGTACTAATCTTTAAATGATGAGCTTGTATAACGTGTATAGCCTCTCCGTTTTTAGGGTTTATTCTTAATGCGGTGTTTTCAGCTATGCCTACAAGTTTGAAACCGCTTGCTCTATAAATAGTGCCGTCCCCGCATTGTGTTCCATCTGCAAAACTAATAACCCATTTTATTTGAGGTGCATTCTTTTTTATTAATTTAATGCTAATAGCTATACATCTACTTTCTGAATACTTAGGTAGGTAATCATCAAAAGCCATACGGTTAAGTTCTATAAACTCATTCCAGCCAGTACCTTTTACTAAATTAATAGTACCTTTTTTATTTATACTTGGTCCATAACTCATAACTCCATGCAGTTTTTCATCTAAAAAGCAACCAAAGTGTAAAGTGCTATTTGGTACTACCTTACCGCTATAATGGTTTTTCTTTACAAACTCATTTGCAATCTTACTTGGTATTACTTTAACTATTATTTCTTTTGCTCTGCCCATATTTATTTTGTGGAGATAGTTAGGTTCGAACTAACTATAAAACCCCTATTGGTTATCCCCATTTTTAAATCCATTCTTGGTTTTTTCTAAAATTCATACTATCTTTTGGATATTCTTGTTCTTTTTTAGATAAAAACGACCTTAATCCTTTATTTAATGGATATAAATATAAATATCTAAAAGAGTTTATTATTTTACCTGTACCAAATAATGCTTCCCCTATTGCTTGTCCACCTTTTATACCTTTTGGGACTCTACCAAAACGCATTGGTGCAATTATATTTTTATATTCTCCATTTTCAGTTAAATAAAAATCATCGCATTTTTCTTTTCCAAAATACATCCAAGATGATGATTGATAAACAATCCCACAATCATTTTTGCATCCTCCTGCGTGTGTTAAAATAACTTTTATTTTAGTATTTTTTTTAAATAATTCATAAACTTTACCAAGTACAAAACTTTCTGCATTATTACCAAGTATATCAGATATATTCATTCTTTGCATTTCTATAAATTGACCTTCTTCTATATTTGGAATTATTTTTTGTAATTTTTGTTTAGTAGATGGAGATAATCCAAATGTTAAAACTCCATTTAATCTTTTATTATAAAATACTCCGAAACAAACTTTGGGAATAGGGAATGTTTTCATGTAATGATTTTTAATAGTATATTCTTTTGCAAGTTTACTATCTATAACTTTAACTAATACATCTTTTAATTGTTCGTTTATTTTGTATTCTCTTTCCATTGCATAATAATTAAATATAAAGCATTACCATTTGAGTTTTCGTTACCCATAGTTTCGGCATATTTATATTCATCGGTTTGTTTAATGTCTGCTATTGCATTTTTAATTTGAGTAGCTTGTTCATCTGCTAATGTAAAAGTAATTTGTTGAAATGGTGCTTTATCTCCATCTGCTAAACTAAAATCAGTTCCTAACTCATCACTATCATTAAAAAATATTGGCAAATCAATACCCCATTCAGTTAATTGCTCGGTGTCCCAACTGTTAGCCAAGTCATCCCAATTCCATTCGCCAAATCCTACGTTGTCCTTGATTATAAATTCTTTTTCTTGCTCTGGTGTCAATTCACTTGCTTTAATAATATACACTTCTTTTAACCCTGCTTCAATACAAGCCCTTAATCGCATATTGCCGCCAAGAACTATCATTTCATCGTTTACTACTATTGGTCTTATTTCTAACATAGCAGGAAATTCTTTTACCGATGTTACAAGTTTTTTAAATTTGTCATCTTTAATTACTCTCGGATTGTTTGGATTGTTTTTTACAAGTCCAATTTTTACTTTTTCAATTTTCATATATATTTTATTTATTTTTATTTATGTACAGTTCTGTAAATTCATCTAATTTTAATATGCTTATCCATTCTATGCCACTGCTATAAAAAGATACGTATTCTAATCCATCGTAGTCTTTATATTTACCGAAGCTATCAATCGTAAAGAAAAACCTTGACATCACGTTGCAGTTCGTTAGCTCGTAGCTTTCTTCTTCTTCTTGGAGTGCTGTTAATTCAAATACCTCTATCCACATTTTAAAAAATTTGTTTTGTAAAATAATCTATCCTCTTATTGTGTACTCGATATTTTCCGCCCTCTCTTATTTCTACTCTTGCAAATCCTAAATTGTGACGCAGGTTTACAGGGTCGTAGCTGGGTGCTAATGTACATAGGCAGCCAGTTGAGTAGGTTGTAATTAATGAACCATCTAATAAACTCTCGGAGTGTTCACTTGTTTGATGACAATGCCCTATTAACATTGAACCTTTTAATTTATTAAATATTCCTTTTGATGGGTTAACTG